GATGAAGATAATTGGGATGCGTTTCAATTTACCTCTATAGATAATCCTTTTTTACCGCAAGAAGAAATAGAGGCTGCTAGTAAGTCTATGTCGTCTATGTCGTTTCGGCAAGAGTTTGAAGCGTCATTTGAAACTTTTAGTGGTGGTATATTTAAAGAAGAATGGTTTAAAGAAGATGAAGAACCAGACGAGGGTACATATTGTATAGCAGTTGACCCTGCAGGTTACGAAGATAGTGAAAAAGAACGCAATCTAAAACGCTCTCGACTAGACGAAACCTCTATTGCAATAGTAAAAATCGACAGAGATAAGTGGTGGGTCAAAGACATTATACATGGTAGATGGAATATTAAAGAAACTGCAAAAAAAATTCTTGGTGCTGCGGTTAGGGTAGAGTCTAACTCTGTAGGGATAGAAACTGGAGCATTGCGTAATGCTATCTTACCTTACTTGGAAGATGAAATGAGGACAGAAAACAAGTGGCTGTCGTTAATAGAGTTGCGTCATGGTGGTAAAAAGAAAATAGATAGAATAACATGGTCGCTACAAGGTAGAATGGAACATGGTCAGATAACATTTAATCCAGATAAAGACTGGAAAATATTTAAAAATCAAATGTTAGACTTTCCGAATAAGATGGCACATGACGATTTGTTGGATAGCCTAGCGTATATAGACCAAGTAAGTGTAGCAGACTTTGCACACTCAATTGAATTAGAAGAAGAATGGAGTCCAGTAGATGATATTGCAGGATATTGAAGATTTGAATAAAGAAGATTATGAAGATGTTTTAGCATTTAGTGCAGATAAGTCAACATTACCTATGAGGTATGTAGCAGCATTGTCAATAATTGCTAATTTAGCAAATGACATAGATGCAAGTTTAGTACCAGATGATGAAAAAGTAGATTTGTCTATTTGTAAAATGATAATGGATGGAGTTATTGAAATAGAGGATATAGGCGAAAGCATACATTAATATAGTGTTTTGTGTTATAATCGCAACAATTTCTTAGGAATAAACTTTTATGCTTGACAAGAAGGAACAACAATACCAAGCCCTTGCTAGTTGGTTAATGTATCGACTTGATGGTTGGCGTAATCATCGTGAAATGAATTATTCTGCTAAATGGGATGAGTATTATCGTATATGGCGTGGTATTTGGGATTCTTCTGACAGAACAAGAACTGCAGAACGCTCAAGAATTATTGCACCTGCTACACAACAAGCAGTTGAGTCATCTGTTGCTGAATTAGAAGAGGCAACTTTTGGCCGAGGAAAATGGTTTGACATCCAAGATGATATGCTTGACCAAGATAATAGTGAAGCAGAGTACATAAGGAATTTATTACAAGAAGATTTAGAAAAAACAGGTTGTAAAGATGCTATAGCAGAAGTATTTTTAAACGCAGCAATCTATGGAACAGGTATTGCTAAAATTGTTGTACAACAAAATATAGAAAGAGCACCTTCTGAACAGCCAGTCGAAGGTTCAATGACAGGAATGCGTGGCATTACAGAGTATTCTTCTATAGATGTTAAAGTTGAGCCTATATCACCACACGAATTTTTGTTTGACCCTTCTGCTAATTCGATAGATGACGCTTTAGGTGTTGCTCATGAAGTAATTAAACCTAGATATCATGTCGTAGAAGGCATACAGTCTGGAATTTATCGTGATGTACCTCTTGATGGTGACTATGATACTGCTAAATTAGGTTTTGATGGCGAAGTTAAAAATGCTGACGAGTCTGATTCAGTAAAAATTACAGAATATTGGGGTCTTGTACCTAAACGATTCTTAAAAGCTAAAGCTGATAAGGATGATTTTGAGTATTCAAAACAAGATGAGTTAGTAGAAGCAGTAGTAACTATATGTAATGATGAATACATTTTGCGTGTAGAAGAAAATGCTTTTATGATGAAAGATAGACCTTTTGTTGCGTACCAACACGACATTATTCCGAACCGCTTTTGGGGTAGGGGTGTAGTTGAAAAGGGATATAACGCACAAAAAGCACTAGATGCCGAGATGAGAGCCAGAATTGACTCAATGGCACTACGAAACACTATGATGATGGCTGCTGACGCTACCAGACTACCTCGTGGAAGTAAATTTGAGGTACGAGCAGGCAAAACTGTACTAACTAATGGTAATCCTAGAGATGCAATCATGCCATTAGACATGGGTGTAATGGATGGTAGTACATTTAATCAAGTAGCTAGTCTACAAAACATGATTCAAATGGGTACGGGTAGTGCAGATATGTCTATGCCACAGCAAGAAACTGCAAGTGGTATGTCTATGATGCAGTCAGCGTCTATTAAGCGTCAAAAACGCACCTTAATGAATTTTCAGAATACATTTTTGATACCTATGATAAACAAAGCTATGTATCGTAAGATACAGTTTGATGTTGATAGATATCCTGTTACTGATTACAAATTTGTGCCTTACTCTACTATGGGTATTATGGCAAAAGAGTTAGAAATGCAACAAATGGTACAGATGTTACAGTCAATACCTGCTGATTCACCTGCATTTAATGTAATATTACTAGCTATGTTCCAAAATTCTAGTATTCATAACCGCGACCAAATTGTATTTGGACTGCAACAAGGAATGCAAACAGACCCACAGATGCAACAAATGCAAGATATGGCTACTCAGTTGCAAATACAAAAAGCACAGGCTGATATACAGAAAACAACAGCAGAAGCAGCAGAAGAAAACGCTAGAGCACTTAAACATCAAGCAGAAGCAGCAGCATTAGTACCAACTGAAATAGATGCACAAGCTAAAGCTATTAAGTTGCAAAGAGAAGCAATGGGAATAGAAAAAGATAAAGTAGATATGGCTAACACTCTTTCTGAAACAGCTAGAAATTTACCAGAAGTAGAACATTTAAAATCTGAAACAATATTAAACCTTGCAAAAGCAAAACAAGCAGGTAAAACAGCCCCTATAAGTACAAGAGTACAATAATATATGGCTAAAACAGACGAACAATTCCTAATGGACAGGATGTCTATGATGGAAGTAGAAGGTTGGCACGATTTATGTGCTGATTTAAAAAATTTAGAATCTAATATTATTAATATAAATAATATTAATTCTGAGCAAGACCTTTGGGTAATCAAGGGTCAGTTGCGTATTATAAACTTTATATTAAGTTTAGATACTGCAACTACAATAGCGTTGGAAGAACTCCAAGATGGAAATCCAACATAGTTAAACTTCATAACCCATAGTGGGCGGAGAAAAAATGAGTATAGTAGTAGAAAGCACACCAGAGGCAAGTGAGCCTGTACAAGAAGCAGTAGTAGAAGAAGCAGTTGAGGTAGAAACAGCAGAAGAACTAGAAGGTAATTTAGTTGAAGAAGCCCCACAAGCTAATATACCTGCTAAATACGCGGGAAAAACTCTTGAAGAGGTAATTGAAATGCACCAGAATGTCGAACAGGCATTAGGTAAACAGGGTTCAGAAGTTGGAGAACAACGAAAATTAATCCAAAGTTTATTGGAGGCACAAAATAAAGCACAGGCTACTATAGAAGAGCCACAAGAAGAGGAAGTTAGTTTTGAAGATGCTTTTTATACTGACCCTGCGAAAGCAGTTAATCAAGCTATAGAAAAACATCCAGATGTACTCAAGGCTAGACAACAAATAGCACAACAAGAGCAACAAGCAAAACTTAGTGTTCTTGAAAAAGCATATCCAGACTGGGAAACTCGTGTCGCAGACAAAGATTTTCAAGAATGGGTAGGTGCTAGTGAAATAAGGAAAGATATTTTCCGTAAAGCTGACACAGAATATAGACCAGACTTTGCTATTGAACTTTTTGATATGTACGACAAAATCAATATGGTTGAAAAAACCAAACAGGTTCAAAAGAAAGAAAAGGAAAAATCTAAAAAAGCTTTACGACAAACTGTATCTGAAACTCGTTCCACACAATCGGTCGGTGGCAAGAAAATGTACCGCAGGTCTGATTTAATCAACTTGCAAATTACAGACCCGAATCGTTATGCTTCACTTGCTGATGAAATACAGGAAGCGTATGCAGAAGGTAGGGTTAAATAATCATTTAATGGAGAAGTAAAATGGCTTTAGGTTCAAACCAAGTAACGACTTCCGTAGCTAATAACTTTATCCCCGAACTATGGAGCGATGAAGTTATTGGTGCGTATAAGTCAAATTTAGTGGTTGCTAATTTAGTAACTAAACTATCTCATAAAGGCAAAAAAGGAGACACTATATATATTCCTGTGCCGGCTAGAGGTAGTGCAAGTGCAAAAGCAGCAAACACACAAGTAACACTATCAGCAGCTACTAATACGAAAGTAACAGTAAGTATTGATAAGCATTATGAGTATTCAAAGCTAATCGAAGATATTGCTGAAGTACAAGCACTAGCATCAATGCGTAAATTCTACACGGATGACGCAGGTTATGCTCTTGCTAAGCAAGTAGATACTGACCTTTTTGCACTAGCAGAAGGTTTACAGGGTGGTACAGTAGGCGGTACTGGTGCAGCAGCATATGAAAATGCTGTTATCGGTGGCGATGGTTCTACTGCATATACTGGTAACGCAACAAATGCTTCTGACATCACAGATGCAGGTATTCGTAGAATGCTTCTAACTCTGGATGATGCAGATGTACCGATGGACAATCGTGTAATGGTAGTTCCACCAATTTGTGCTAATGACATGCTTGGAATCAACAGATTCACAGAGCAGCAGTTCATTGGTTCTGGTGATGCTATCAAGACTGGTAAGATTGGACAGATTTATGGTGTAGATATCTTTATCTCATCTAACTGCCCAACTCCTGCGGGTACTGACAGAGCAGGTGTACTAATGCACAAAGATGCTTTAGTACTTGCTGAGCAAGTGGGCGTGCGTTCACAGACACAATATAAGCAGGAGTATTTAGGTGACTTGTTCACTTCAGATACTATTTATGGAGTTGCAGAACTTCGTAACGATGCGGGTGTTGCGTTTGTAGTGCCGGGAAGCTAATAGTTAGCTAAGCTGTAACCCCTTCTAACGAGGGGGTTATTCTGAGTTAATTAGGAGTTTACATGCCTTTCTACGATTTTAAATGTGAAGATAATCATGTGAGTGAAGAATTACGCTCTTATGATGAAATGAAAAAGGGTATTGAATGCCCTAAATGTGGCAAACCTGCCAAAAGAATATTCTCAATTAACGATGTTAGACCTAGTTATGGATATGA